GGATACTGGTAAAACTGGAACTGGTGCAAACTTAGTAAACGTTCTGTTATCAAATGAAGCAGATTTAGATATTACGGTAAACGATGCTGGTATTACAGCAACACCATATTCAGATATAAATATAAAATATTTCGCAAGTGCATTTAACAAAGATATAGATACTAGTGGATCGCCCAGAGCGTTTGGTATTGTTGTTGATGTTGGTACTCATTCAGGTACGGATGGAGCTGGAGCAAGTGGAGCAAGTGCAATGACTACTGCTGCCGCTGGCGTTACCATTGCAAATTATTATGGTGGTACATTAACTATTCACAATGGGACAGCAAAAGGCGTTTATACTATAAGCGGTTCTGGTGGAAGTGCAACATCAATACCAATAACTACAACTTTATTAGGGATAGCATCTGGTGCAAGTTTTACTTTACAAAGAGCAACCCCAGTATCGGCATCACTACAGCAAATTTATACCAAGATTCAATATCAATTACGACAAAATAGTAATATAAATGGGTTAGCATCTGCTGGCGCAGTTACTGGTAAAACGGCAGTGTTAGCTTTAAATTTCGTTGGTTCAGCATTAAAAGCTGGATTTTATGCTCCAACTAACCCTAATGGTGGTGGAACTGGTGTTACTATAATGGGGTATGCATCAAGTGATGTAAATAGTTTTACATCATATGATAATACTGGTACTACAAGAGATTATCCATATGCATCTGCCGGAACATTAAACTGTAATACTAACTTAACTAGTGGTGGTACAGGATATTATAGAATGTATTTTACAACAAACCCAACTGGCAATTATGGAACAGCAACTGCCGTAACTGTTAATAACGCAAGTGGATCGCCAATTGCTGGAACCATATCTTCTGGTACTATAAGTTTTACATATGATTATACTGGCAACGTACAAGGCGGAAGAACTGGTGGTACTGATGCCGCCGTTACTGTGGTGGCTGGTAACGCTAGTCATGCGAAGCCAGTTGTCGCTAGTGGAACGTTATCAGCATCAAAAGCTATTTCTATATCATTGGTGGCAGAAACAGACAGAGCATATTCATAATAAGGTATTATCATGGGAATAACGTTTGACCCTATAAATAAACGGATAATACAAGACACATATAATGTATCTGCTACTGAAATATGGAGCAGATACATTGATTGGATTGCACAATCTGACAATAGTAAATATCCATTAGCTTTAAGACAAGTTGGTGGAGATGAACTTGGTGGTGGGCTATTTATTCCAATTTATATTTTTTTATTGGATGGTTGGCGAATTAGGCCAATGGAACAAAATCATACATTAATAATAACTGGAAATATATTTGTTGAAGGTGGCGGAATTCCTGTTGTACAAACTCTTGGAGATTATAATGTAAGTACACAATATACCGTTCCAGTACAAGCGCAGGGGATTTCTACAAGTGGTAGTAGTGTATCTGTACCATCTACTACGGAAATTGCTGATGCCGTGTGGAATCATAATAGTGGTGTTAATATTGCTATAAAATTGGCCGAAGCGTGGGGTAGATTGGGGTTAGACCCGTCAAAACCATTGGTTACTGGACAAACTAGTATAACATTTGGTGATATAGTTATGGCTATGTCTGAAAACACAGTAAATGGAACTGTTACGTTGAATAGATTATGATAAATATAAAATCAATTGTAACTTTAGGTATAGGGTTTGGTGCATTAGCTATTGTTGGTCTAGGTATACCAGCATCAACTCAAAGTGTTACCCCAGTATCGCCACCAAAAGAATATATTTCTAAAGGTGGAGGTGGAGGTGGTACACCTAAACCGGATTATCTAACGCATAATAGAAGTATAAATATATATAAAGATGTACCAATAAGTATATCTATAAAGATGTTGGGGAATAAATATGAAAAAATATATGTTATTAATCCTGTGCCAGATAACATTGATATTGTAATTAGTGATATTATCAAAAATAATTATAAAATATCAATAGAATACTTATAATATGGAGTAAGAAAATGAGCAATAAAATAGAATTAAATCCAAATAAATCGTCAATATTAGAATTTAATGTTAATGTGACTGGTATAAATTCAATGCAACCTAATGTTAGATTTGTGATACATAATGTCGATAATAAAATTGATTGGATTGTTCCATGTACTCATGTAAGTGAATCTAAATATAGCGCGTCGTTTCCAGAATTTGGAAACATAGTTTCTGATAGTTACAAATATTCAATCGAAGTAATTTTAAATGAATATTATTTTATTCCTAGTTCTGGTGAGTTAATATTTATTAAACAACCTTCAGTTACAATGGAAGATATATCACAAAAAATTTCAATATCAACTAGTGCTGATAATTTTTCAATAAGTCAACCGGAAATCGTACCTCCATTGATAGAAAATAAAATTATAGCAACACAGGAAAAGAAAGAAGTAATTTTTAATGATAATGATAATATTTTATTGAATAAATTCGAACAATATATCAAGCAATTATCCAAGAAATAATTTTATATAAATAGTAGTATAACACTTAACTTTAATTAACAAAGAGGATATTAAAATGGAACAAGAAACTATAGTAGAACCAGTAGTCGAAACTACTAAAGAAACCGTAATTGACTTTGGCAATTTATTCGAAGGCTCAGAAATTTCTCCAGAAGTTCAAGATAAAGTCAAATTGATTTTTGAATCTGCTCTGGCAGTAAAACTTGAAGAAGAAGTTGCAGTAATCAAAGCCGATTTCGAAACTAAATTCGAATCAACTCTTGATGAAGTCAAAGCAGAATTAGTAGACAAAATTGATTCATTCCTTGACTATGCTGTTGAAGAATGGGTTGACCAAAACAGAGTTGCACTTGAAACTTCTATTCGCAATGAAATTACTGAAAACTTTATCCTTGGTTTGAAAGAACTTTTCGCAGAAAACTTTATTGAAGTACCAGAAGAAAAATTTGATGTACTTGGTGAAATGGAAACTAAAGTTGTTGATTTGAGCAAAGACCTTGATGAAGAAATTGCAAAGAATGTTGAACTGCATGGCAAAATCAATGACATGATTAAAGAAGCTGTTGTAGTTGAAGTATCAACTGGTTTGACTGGTATTGATGCCGACAAATTTGGCAAATTGATTGAATCAGTTGAATTTGATTCTGAATCATCTTTCAAAGAAAAATTGGTAACTATTAAAGAAAATTACTTTTCAAAATCTTCTCCAAAAATTGAGGAAAAAGTTGAACATCCTACCATTAAGAAATATTTGGCAGGTTGGAAATAAAATAAAATATTGTGGTAATGAACCAACAACATTACCACAATTTGTTAAACGAAATTCTAAGTTGTATTTTTATATTAGTACAATTGAGAACCCAATTCATGGTTGGTATGAATTGGATAAACGGGGATAGAACATTATCTCCAATTCATTATACTAACTTTCAACCGCTATATGGGCAGAAGATAATATAAGAAAGGGAAAATATTATTATATAAGTGAAAATTAAATTTATATAAATATATATGAAGAACAAATTTTTTTAACAACAATAGAGAGGAACATATTATGTACTTGACAAGTGAAACAGGTTTGGATGCCAAATGGAGTGAAGTTCTTGATCATCCATCAATGCCCAAAATTAAAGACGCATATCGTCGTGCCGTAACCACGCTCGTTTTGGAGAATCAAGAGCGCGCTATGCAAGAAGATCGTGCACAACTTAACGAAACTACACCAGCCAACCAAGTTGGTTCTTATCCTGATGCGGGTGGTGTTGCAAAATGGGACCCCGTACTAATTCAATTAGTTCGTCGTGCTCTTCCACAATTGATTGCATATGATGTTTGCGGCGTTCAACCAATGAAATTGCCTACTGGCTTAATCTTCGCAATGAAATCCAAATATACTTCACAAGGTGGTGACGAAGCCATGTTCAATGAAGTAAATTCAGCTTTCTCTGGTCGTGGTGGTCAATTAGGTTCTAATCCAACCGTTCCTGTAGCAATTACTGGTACTATTACTGTTGGTTCAACTGCTTCTAAAGCTGTTACTGCTTCTAGTGGTGCATTCTTAAGTGAACTTGCTCCTGGTTCTGCATTATACCATAACAATGGTACTTTTATTGGTACTGTTGCTTCAGTTGAAACTAATGATGCATTAACTTTATTATCAAATGCTGCCGCAACACTTTCTGGTGCTGCATCTGCATATTCATTTGGTAAAGCAGTTACTACGTCAGTTGGTGAAGATTTTGGTGGTGCAACTACTTTCCCACAAATGGCTTTCTCAATTGAAAAAACTACTGTTACTGCACAAACTCGTGCATTAAAAGCAGAATATACTCTTGAATTAGCACAAGATTTGAAAGCTGTTCATGGTTTGGATGCAGAATCTGAATTGTCAAACATTCTTTCTACTGAAGTTCTTGCTGAAATTAACCGTGAAGTTTTACGTTCAATATATACCACTGCTGTATTTGGTGCAAGATCAGGCGTTGTAACTACTGCTGGTACTTTCAACTTGGATGTAGATTCTAATGGTAGATGGTCTGAAGAAAAATTCAAAGGCTTAATTTTCCAAATTGAACGCGATTGCAACGACATTGCACAAACTACTCGTAGAGGTAGAGGTAACTTTATTATCTGTTCAGCTGACGTTGCATCTGCATTAGCACTGACTGGAAAATTGACTTATGCTCCTGCTCTTCAAAATAGTTTGGAAGTTGATGACACTGGTTCTACTTTTGCTGGTATGTTGAATAACAAAATAAAAGTTTATATCGATCCATATAGTGCTAACTACGGAAGTGCCACACAGTTCTATGTGGCTGGTTATAAAGGTACTTCCCCATATGATGCAGGTTTATTCTACGCTCCATATGTTCCATTACAAATGGTTCGTGCAGTTGACCCATCAACTTTCCAACCGAAGATTGGATTTAAGACCCGATATGGCATGGTTGCAAATCCTTTTGCTGCTGGTAGCGGTTCAGTTATTACTAGCGGTTTAGGCGAAGCAAATGCTAACGTCTATTATCGCAAAGTGAAAGTGACCAATCTAAGCTAATTGTTTTAAATGCTTTTTAGTGTACGTGAAAAGGGGTTGCGAGACCCCTTTTTATTGCAAAACAGCTTTCCAACCAGCACCTAAGTAATATTATAAACTATATTTTAATTTATGTCAACCATATATATCATAAACATATACCGCCTGACCACAATCATATAATTTTCTATATTTATTATTGAACATATTCAAATTTTCCGTTAGTGTTTCGTCATAATTATCTAGTTTGTCTTTCAATTTATGTTTCTGGAATTGCATTCTATTATACGCAATTCCATATTTTGTCCATTTATATCCAATTTTACTATTATGTGAAAATGTAAACCCCAAAATTTTATATATATTTCCTTCCGAATATCTCCTATCAGCATAAGTAATAATACTTTTATTTTGGTTATATTTAATAAAATTTTTAAATAGTTTTGAAACTCCACCAACAACATTTACATTTAATTTAGATGCAATTCTTAAGATTTCAAAATCATATCCAACACCATATCTAGGAGTTTTGAAACTCATCATACATACATATTCTCCATTATATTTTAACCCTATACAATTATTACTGTGAGTATATCCTTGTAGATGGTTAGAATTAAAAAACAACTGCTCATCATATTTTGATACTTCGTCAATTATACAATTTCTAGCAAAAATTCGTTGTTTTTGTAGTTTGCATTTATTTAATATCATTGATTGTATTATATCTTTTTTATTATCCCACTCATATGATGTAAAATGAAATAATGTAATATTATTTTCTATACATATATTAGTTTTATTTAAATGTCTATTTCTATTTTTTTTAGTATCATTATCGCTACACAATGAATGCCAATATATACCATTGAGTTCAATACCAAAATTATGGTCAGGTATATATACATCCAACTCATATGGATATATTACCTTTCTGTTAGATGGGGAATGGTTTATATTGTTTGATGATAAAAATTCTTGTAGTTCAAACTCCATTGTAGATACACAATAATCAGTTCTTCTATCTATATTATATAAATCCAAATATTTAACTAATGCTGTTGAACTGCAATCTAATTCGTTCATTAAAACATCTAGTGTCTTTTTATTCGTAACATATTGTTCATACAACCAGTCTTTATTTTTCAATAATTCTAAAGAATCTCCTAATTTTGCTTTTGAAACATCTCGTAGTTCTATGTTGTGTTGTTTTAAATGCCTAGTTACTGTAGTTGCTCCGCAATTTAAATCTTTTCCAATTTCTCTTGGTGTTTTATGAGCTGTTACATATTGTTCATATAGCCAATTAGCATCCTTTAAATATCTTAAATTGTCATTTTTAACACTTCTAGCTTCCGTTAATGTTCTTGCTTCTATATTATATTTTTTTAAATACCTATGTATTGTCGTTTTTCCACAATTACATAATTTTAAAATAGCATCTACCGATAACTGTTTTATTACATAATGATCATACAACCAATCTTTTTCAATCATATATTATCACCAAAGTTAATTTATAAGTAATATTATATACTACTTCCAAAGTATTGTCAACTATTTTCAATATATTCCTCATATTTTATTTTATCCAATCTATTCATGAGTAATCTTAAAGTATCAGTAAAAGATTCGCCAGTTCTTTCATTTGTTAGTTTTATAGTCTTGGCATATGCATGTCCTCTATTACCTTTTGGATATATAAATGGCGATTCTATTAAAATTACATCATTTACTCTTAAATTTTTATAAAACTCAAATTTAGTACTACCAGTATATTTTTCCCATATAATTAGTCTGCATTTTAGGGTTATTTCCATTATACTATCTCCAGTCTTTTATTAGTTTCATGATTACATATTGCCACTTCGATTATATGGCGTATATCTTCTATATTCCATTTAACCCCATCATAATCAACATCTCCTTCAAAGTTTTCATATAAAAGGTCTAAGGCTAAAATATCTTCCATTACGCCTAGTTTAACCAATTGCGGAAATTCTTTATATAGGTCTTGTATCCATTGATCTTGATTTTTGTATGTATAATGAGGTTTCATCATGTTCTCCTATGCTCATCAACCAATAATTCTGCCTTTAAACTTGCATATGATATTCCATCAATTAAACTATCCATATGAAGACTTTCTGCGGACCAAGCGCGAACATCTTTCAATATTTGCAAAATAAGGGCAATTTCTGCTGCTGATAAGTTTTTTCCTGTAATGGCATTGAATGCTGTTGCTACTTTATTAAAAGAACGTTCTGCTCCATTCTGCTCGTATTCTGAAGCCCTTTCATCTTGAACTTCAATACATTTCTTCAAAAAATCTTTGGAAGTCTTTGGAAAAAAATCTTCATCTGGAAAGGCTAGTATTAATTCTTCTAATGAAACATCTTCTGAAGGTATATTTTGGATTTGTGATTGTTTCAATTTATCTAAATATAATACTCCTGGCTCACTTATATTAGATTTACTATAATACTCATTAACTAACATTTCAAAAATATTTATCATTTACTCTTTACCTCATTAATAGAATTATACCAATTTAGTTGATCTTGTGCTTCATCAACTATATTTTCAAGATTTATTATAAAAACTTTTAGTTCATTTATTGTATAATTTCCAAATGATCTATAATATTGTCTATCTTCATATTCAACACTAATAGTACCATCACCATTAACATCAAACCTAAGTTTATCGTCAATCATTTCTACCTCCAAAATTTATTATAGATAATATTATACCATATTTTAATCAGTTGTCAAGATTTATTACTTGAAACGAATCCTCTTTTTTCATATTGAGTTTTTGGTTTTTTTGCATACTTTTTATTATCTTCAACCTGATTTTTTAAAAATTTATTAATATTGTTGTAT